GGTCCTCTTGGGGGCGCTGCCGTATCTGCTATTGCTAGTCGTCTTGGGGTTGGAGATAGCGTTGAAGCCGTGGCTAAAGCCATTGCAGGCGACCCAGCCGCTGCTCAAAAGCTCCAAGAGATGGAGCTGGAGTACTACAAGACAGAGCAGAACAACCTGACCGAGCGCTTGAAGGCAGACATGTCTTCTGACTCTTGGCTGTCTAAGAACATCCGTCCAGCGACGTTGATCTTCCTCTTGTTGGCTTACAGCGGGTTTGCCGTTGCCTCTATATTTGGACACGAAACTCGGGGTGCATATGTAGAGCTGCTTGGGCAGTGGGGTATGTTGGTTATGTCTTTCTACTTTGGTGGTCGGACTATGGAAAAAATTGCAGACAAGGTAGCTAAAAAATGACACAACTCACAGCCAATTTCTCCCTGCACGAACTTACCAAGAGCGAGACTGCCCTGCGCTTTGACATGCCAAATGAACCCGGCCCTACCGAGATTGCCAACCTGACCACGCTGGCGGGCGAAGTCCTGCAAAAGATTCGTGACCACTACGGTAAAGGTGTTAAGGTCAACTCAGGCTTTCGTCACCCAGAAGTCAACGCTAAGGTCGGCGGGTCTAAAACATCTGACCACTGCAAGGGTCAAGCTGCGGACATTGAAATCCCCGGCGTACCAAACCATGAGCTGGCTGAGTACATTGCCCAGAACTACAAGTTCACTCAGGTCATTCTGGAGTTCTACACACAGGGTATTCCCGATAGCGGATGGGTGCACGTGTCCTACGACCCAGCTAACTTAAAGTGCCAGACATTGACAGCGGTAAAACAAGACGGTAAAACTGTATACCTGCCCGGCCTGCACGCTTGATAGCCTGATCGTTTGATGGGACAATAAGCCATGCCATTACAAAAAATCTTATTTAAGCCCGGCGTTAATCGCGAGAACACTCGCTACACAACCGAAGGCGGCTGGTATGAGTGCGACAAGGTGCGCTTTCGCCAAGGCAACCCCGAAGTTATTGGTGGGTGGAACCGTATTTCTGCAAACACGTATCAGGGTATCTGCCGTTCTTTGTGGAACTGGCTGTCGCTTTCTGGTTTTAAGTACCTTGGTGTAGGCACAAACCTAAAGTTCTACATTGAAAACGGCGGTATCTACAATGACATTACGCCTATCCGTGCAACAAACCTGCTGTCAACGAACCCTTTTACGGGTGAGGCGTCTGCGATTGTTTCAGTCTACTCCCCTTCACACGGCGCAATAGCCAACGATTTTGTCACCTTTACGGGGGCCACCGGGGCTTACGCCAGCTTGTTGAATGGCGAACAACAGATTGTTTCGATTACTGATGCCAACAACTACAAAATTATTGTTGGTGGTACTGTGGCTACTGGCCCCACTGGTGGCTCCGCAGTCTATGCTGCGTACCAAATCAACACAGGACCGGCAATTCAAACCGCCCTGCAAGGCTGGGGTGCTGGCAGTTGGGGTAACGGGTCGTGGGGCAACACTTCTGCGGCCAACCCGTTGCGCCTGTGGAGCCAGTCTAATTTTGGGCAGAACTTACTGTTCAGTCCCCGTGGCGGCGGTCTTTACTATTGGCAGCAGGCTAACGGCCTAACCACTCGTGGAGTAGCGCTGAACTCGTTGGGGGGTGATGTAACTATTACGCTAGGTACGCCTACGCTAGTCACCGCGACAAAAGTTTTTACGGATGGCACAGCGTTGCAGTTTGGCGGGGATTTACCCGCTGGAATGTCTAACAACACTACGTACTACGTTTTTAACGCCAACGGGCTGTCATTTAACTTGCTTGATGCTAACGGTAATTTAGTTAGTACGTCTATAGTCCCACCGTTAAAAGGCGTTGTTGCTGTTGGCGGTGTCGGTAATGTTACGGCCAGCACGGTAGCCGCTCCAGCGGTAACGGGTGTAGAGGCTTCAGGCGGTGTTGGATCGCTATCGGTCAGTAATTTGACGTTGGGTGGCGTGGTTGCAAGCGGTAGCGTCGGCACAGTAGGTGCAAATTCCGCAGCTCTGACGAGCACCATTGCGATTGGTGCGGTTGGTTCTGTAACGGCGGCGTCTACACTTGTGGCATTGTCTGGCAATCAAGCCTTTGGTAATGTGGGTTCCGTCTCACAGACGGGCATTGTCAACGCCTACATCTCGCTGATTGTGGACATCCCCACAATACAAAACTTCATCATGGTGTCAGATGCTTCACGCATTGTGTTGTCGTTTGGTGCAAATGACTATGGCTCGTCCACACAAGACCCGATGCTAATCCGTTGGTCTGACCAAGAAAATCCTTTCATCTGGTCTCCAGACGTCACAAACCAAGCAGGTTTTATCCGGTTGTCCCACGGCTCAGAGATTGTTACGGCAATCCAAACACGCCAAGAAATTTTTGTTCTGACCGACTCCAGCGCGTACTCGATGCAGTATGCCGGACCTCCGTACATCTGGACAACACAGTTGTTGGGCGACAACATTTCTATTGCAAGCCCTAACGCAGCATCCCTTGCTTCAGGTGTTGTGTACTGGATGGGCGTGGACAAGTTCTACGCTTACGATGGTCGCGTGCAGACACTCAACTGTGACCTGCGCCGCTATGTGTTTAATGACATCAACATGCTGCAAAACGATCAGTTTTTCTCCAGCACAAACGAAGGCTTCAATGAGGTCTGGTGGTTCTACTGCTCCGAAACCGGACCGACAGGGACTAACAACAACCTGACAAACCAGAACACAACCGTTGACCGCTATGTTGTCTACAACTACGCAGAGAAAATCTGGTATTACGGTACGATGGCGCGGACAGCTTGGCTGGACTCAGGAACCAATAACTACCCGATTGCGGCTACGTACAGTAACAATATTGTTAACCACGAAGTTGGACTCAACGACAACGTGAGCGGCACGGCTACAGCTATTGATGCCTATATCTCTTCGTCTGAGTTTGACATTGGTGACGGCCACAACTTTGGCTACATCTGGCGCGTGCTGCCCGACTTGACTTTTAGTAACTCAACCACTGAGCCAACGACAGGTGCGCAGCCGCAAGTAACAATGACGCTGTACCCGTTGGCCAACTCAGGTTCTGGCGCAGGGTCTTCGGCTTCAGCCGCAGTCAACAAAATTGCTGCGTACAACATCACTGAAGAGTTCACGGGCATCGTCTACACCCGAGTGCGCGGTCGTCAGTTAATCTTCAAAATATCCTCCAACCAGATCAATACTTCTTGGCAGCTTGGCGCTCCTCGTATTGACATCCGCCCAGATGGACGCCGCTAATGTCACAGCTTGGCTTAACCCCACCCAACTTACCGCTGGCCCCCGACGAATACGAGCGCCGGTATCAAGACCAGCTTAACAACGTCTTGCGTTTGTTCTTTTCCCAAGTGGCTACGCCCGGAGCGTCTGGCGGCACAACGCTGTATTTGGACTTGGCGTACCTGCCAACGGATGCTGACATTGCCACATTGCGGCCCGGAGACGTGTTCCGAGATACGACAACTGGAGCCACAGCCAACAGCCAAGTGCTTCGCATAAAGACCGCTACATGATAAACTCGATCAACCCCCCAACAAAGAGGCAGCTATGAGCCTTCCAGCTATTGCACAACACATGTCATCGTACGGCCGTAATGGCGACTCGATGCTTGTTCACATGACCCCAAGCGAAGTGCACGGGCTGCAAGCCCTTGCGGAAAAGCACGGAACTACACTAACAATCAACCCCGATACAGGTCTGCCTGAAGCGTTTGGCCTGAAGGAATTAGTTAAGGTGGCCGCCCCCGTTGCTCTTGGCGCTATGCTCGGACCTGCGGGTATTGGCTTGGCGTCTACTGCTATGGGCGCGGGTCTTATGGTGGGCGGTGTAACTGCTTTGGCCACCGGCAACTTGCAGCAAGGTTTGATGGCGGGTTTAGGCGCTTACGGCGGCTTTGGTTTGGGCGAAGGCTTAGCAGGTTTGGGTGGACAGGCATTGACAGAAAAAGCAGCGGGGGAAGCGGCGTTGAGTGGGACAGACTTGGCTGCCGATCAAGCCTTTGCCGCAAACCAAGCAAACGCAGCAACAAATCTGGCAAACGCTGGCATTTCCGAGACTACCACAGGGGCCCAACTGAAAGCCGCGCAAGATGCTGCGGCACAGTACGGACTGCCCCCGTCTGTGTCCCCAATCAATGCCGCGCAGACAGGGCAAACTGTTCAGACAATCACACAAGCACCGCCTATTGCACAACCTAGCTACTTTGACAAAATTGGTGCTGGTTTTGACCGCGCCACAAGCAAGGGCGGTTTGGACGCTTTGAGCGCTCAGATGAAAACTAATGCTGCATCTTCTATGGGCGGTCCTTCTAGTGTGTTGGGGGGCGCAGGTTTTGCGGCTGCTGGAGCATTAGGCAGTGGTTTGTTTGACGAAAAGAAAGACTTTAGCAACGCTAAACAGTCCCCCGGCTATATCCGCCCATTCAACTACGACCCATACGGTCAGCGCTACACAGCGCAGACTCCCATCCCAGCGGATCAGTTTGGCAGTCGCAGTTTTAATGCAGCCGATGGCGGCATCGTGGCCTTAGCTAATGGCGGTGGTGTGCAGCACTATGATGAGGGCGGTGGTGTGTCCGATGCAGAGATTGCTTCGTTTGTAGAGGCGAATCGGGATGACCCCGCAGCTATTGCTGCCGCTGCACAACAGTACGGCGTTTCCGCAGCAGATATTGACCGCGCTACAAGCTACGACGCGGGTCAGATTAACGACTACTTCTCCAATGCAGGCATTAACTCAGCGACGTTCAACCCGTACACAAGCTACACCAACGAGCAAATGGGTAGCTACTTCTCTGACCCCAAGAACGCAAACGTAAATGTAAACGACGCTATTGCGCAGTTCAACGCCAACCCCAATGCGGTAAACCAATACATTTCTGGTTTAGCCCAAGGCTACTACGACCCGACCAGCACGCAGCGTGGTTCAGGCACACTGAACACTTTCCAAAACCTGACAGGCCAAGGCATGACTGCGGGCGAATTTGCCACAGCAATGCGGGCTAACGACCCTAACTGGGGCAAGGGCTACTGGAACCAAGGCACCGTATCGCGTGCGTACGATGTAGCGGACAAGGTTTTGAAATTTGACCCGTTGACAGATAAAGTAACCCCTTCTGACAAAGACTGGGTGAAGTTTATGGACAACAACACCTTAACTGTTAAAGACATTTCCATTGCCACAGGTCTGACTGAGGCAGAAGTGCAGCGCCGCTATGACGCAGCTAAAGAAAAGCCGATTATTAAACCAACCATTACTCTCCCTACTCCCGGTGGTGGTGGTGGTACAACAAAAGATACATACACAGGCGGAGAAACAACTACCCCGAAAACGTACGCGCCCCCCGGCACAAGTAACCCATACGGTAACTACATCAACCCCGGCGACATCACGCTAAACCCCGACGGTTCAAAGACAGTTACGCCTAATATTCCCGGTCGTCCTTATGGTGGTTTTACTGGGATTGGCCAAGTCACAGATGCGTACACCGCTGGTGGCGGCAGCACAGGCTACACACCATACACGCCCAAAACTGCGGCAGAACATGCGCAGCTATTTGATAAGCAGACCAGCGGTTCTCGCGCAGCGTACGACTACTTGATGGGGTCGGGCGAGTATCCAACTAAGCCATACACGAAGACTGGCGAAGTTATGAAACCGTACTCTGAGTCCGTGCTTGGCGTTCCAGCAGACAACACACGCTTTGCACAACGCTTTAACCCCGCAACACGCAGCTACGAAGCTAACCCAGATTACAAACCGTTCAACTTCAATCGAGACACGGGTCAGACCACTCGCGGCATGAACAAAGACGAGCTGAGAGCGTTTGTGGCGGACCCCGCCAACTTGGTTACACCAACAGCCACAACAGGTTTCATTGGTTCCCTCGTTCAACAACTCAAAGAAGGCTTACTCGATCGCCCTGTATGGATGGCGCAAAACAACGTCTCTTACGAGCAACTTGCGGCGTCTTTGGGTATTTCGGTGGCTGAAGCCAAGAAGCGTTTCCCTGCTAAAGCGGATGTGCCCGTTAAAGAAACCCCCGTAGAAAACGACAACGGTTCTTTTGCCAACGGGGGTATCACCGCTTTGGCCGGTGGCGGTCAGGGCTACAACCTCGGCGGCTACTCTGATGGCGGCAGTTTGCTCAAAGGCCCGGGTGACGGCGTGTCGGATAGCATCCCCGCTTCAATTGGCGACAAGCAGCCAGCCCGTTTGGCTGACGGCGAGTTCGTGGTTCCTGCCCGTATCGTTTCGGAACTTGGCAACGGATCCACTGATGCTGGCGCACGAAAGCTGTACCAAATGATGGACCGTGTCCAAAAGGCCCGTGGTAAAACCACCGGCAAAGGCAAGGTGGCTGCCAACAGCCGCTCCGACAAATACCTCCCAGCATAAGGAGCCGACATGGCTGACGCAACCCAAACCAATGTTACGCAGACCAGCATCCCCGACTACGCAAAACCGTACGTCGAGTCGATGCTAGGCCAAGGTCAAGCGCTGACAGACATTAACCAAAACCCCTACATGCAATATCAGGGGGAGCGCGTTGCCCAGTTCACGCCTCTTCAACAACAGGCGTACCAAAACGCTGGATTGATGCAGGCTGCGCCTCAGTTACGAGATGCTTCCGCTATGGCCGGTATGGCTGGCCTCGGCGCATTGAACACGCAGTACACATTCCAGCCGTCTAACTTCACTGGCGATACCGCTAGAAGCATGATGAATCCGTATTTGGACGTCATGGATACGGCAGCGCGGCGCAATGCAGGGATTTCTCAACAGGCGCAAGCCGCTCAAGCGGCCAATGCTGGAGCCTTCGGTGGTGGCCGCGATGCAATCATGCGCAGTCAAGGCAACGCTGAGTTGCAACGCAATTTAGGGCAGAACCAGTACAACGCATTTAATCAAGCGCAGCAGCAGTACAACACACAGAACCAACTGAACGCTCAACAGCAACAGTTTGGCGCGGGGCTTGGCCTTCAAGGTTTGCAGACTGCCAACCAAGCGGCGTCCAATTTGGCTAACATTGGCCAGAACCAGTACCAGCAAAACATGGGCATCAACCAGATGCAGAACCAGTACGGCGGTCAGCAGCAACAGCAAGTCCAGAACTTGATGAACACGCAGTACCAAGACTATTTGAACAACCTGAACCACCCATACCAACAGTTGAGCTTTATGTCCAACTTGCTACGCGGCTTGCCCATGACCAATCAGACCTCGCAGGTATACCAACAACCGCCAAGCACGCTGTCTCAAGTAGCTGGCGCTGGTATTACCGGCAAAGCGCTTGGTCTTTACAAAGACGGGGGTCATGTAAAGTCTGACGGTCTGGCTGGTTTAGCTATGGCAAAGATGGCATAAGGAACAAAAATGGCAATCCCAAACGTCAATCAGATTACGTCAACGCTACGCAACATGCCCGACCAGCAGTTGCAGCAATATGCTGCAATGCACAAGACCAACCCGTACGTGTTATCCCTAGCGGTAGCGGAGAGCAACGACCGCAAAGCACTGCGTGCTTCCCAACAAGCGCAGATGGCGGGCCAGAAGCAACCAACAGTTGCCGACCAAGCGGTGATGGGTATGGCCGCACAAGACCAGCTCCCAGAACAACGGGGCATCGGCGCTCTTCCTGCTCCTAATATGCAGAACATGGCTGACGGCGGTATTGCTGGCTACGGAGAAGATTCTTCTGAACAGATTGCGTACAACAACGAGCCTGTGATCCGTATGGCCGAGGGCGGGGTTGCACGTTTTGCAGATAGGGGCGCTGTGCAAGGCTCCCCAGAACAATACCGTGCATACGCTTTGAAGCGTGCCGAAGAGTTAGGTCTTGACCCGATGTTTGTTGACAGCGTGTTTAACACCGAGTCTCGCTACAAGCACGACGCTAAGTCGCCTACCGGCCCTGTTGGCATCGGCCAGTTGACAAAGGCCACGGCTAAAGCCTATGGTCTTGACCCCAAAGAGCGCACTGACCCCTACAAAAACATCGACGCTTCTCTGCGTTTTATGACGGACTTGAACAAAAAGTACGGCGGTGACAAATCCAAGATGGCTGTTGCATATAACCAAGGTGAGCCTTACCTTGACCGTCATCTGCGCGAGAACCAAGGCCAAATAGTACCGGCCAAGCTCAGCGTCGAGCCTCAGAACTACCTGAACAAAACCGTACGCCGCGTTGCCGAAGGCGTGACCGGCGCGTTGATCCCCAGTGCTGTCGCAGGTGAGGTGCCAAACCAAGCCGCGCCACAAGCGCAGACTAGTGAACCCCGTCGTGCTATCACAGGCAACCAAGGCTTAATCGGCGCAGGTGAGACAGCGTTGCAGTACATGACGGGTCTTGCAGCCATCCCAACCGCTGGCGGTGCTGCTGTGCTCGGGCAAGTGCCCAACATCTTGTCTGGCAAAGGTGCCGACCGTGCCGAGATGGAGCGTTCTTTCCGTGAGAAAGCTGGCCAAGTCACGTATGAACCGCGCACCGAAGGTGGCCGCGCTGTGTCAGAAGGGTTTGCCAAAACGCTTGAAGACCTGAAGATTCCGCCCTACTTGGCGCACATGGGCAACCTGTCTCCCAAACAAGGCCGTGCGGGTATCCCTGCTTCTGAGCTTGAAGCCTTGGCTGCTCAAAAAACACGCATGGCGGAGACCCCACGCTTGGCCGGTCCCGGTTCAGCAGAGACAATGGTGCAAGGCCGTGGCCAACCACCCGTTAAAAACGGTGCAGCCGTTGCACGCCAGTTAGCGGACATTGACGAAGCCAAAGCATGGCGTGACACCGTCCTGTCAGGCAAAGCCTCGCAGGGAACGGAAAGCACCCGCCCGGAAATTATTACCCGCAACGCGGAGTTGGCTCGTGCACAAGGTATTGCAGCCGCCGCTTCTCCCGCAGCCACAGCAGGCACGTACGTGCAGCCAGAACCAACAGGCGAGACAGCGCTTAACAAAATGATGGGCGACCCCAACGCTCCAGACAATATTGATGTTGGCGGTGGTTTTAACCCCGCGTCTGGCAAAGGCGACAAAGAAACGGAGAAAGCTGCCACAGGCAAAAGCCCTAACAGCCGTTTCAGTGACGACGACTTGCTCATGTTGGGTCTTGGCATGATGGCCAACAACAAACCCGGCACCGGTAACAAGTTTGGTGATCTCTTGGCATCCGCTGGTCAAGCCGGTATTGGTGCTATTGGTGCCAAACGTGAACGCGAGAAACAAGAAGTTGACACGCTGTACAAAACCGCGTTGGCCAAAAACTACGGTGTTGATCCAATTATTCAGCGTTTGAACGCCCTGCAAGACCCCAAGATCGCAGCCGCATACGCCAGAATGAAAGAACTGGACCGTGAGCCTCAAACCCGTGAGACGGTTGCCAAGCAATGGATGGCTAGCCCATTTTTGCAAATGCAGTATCCAAAACTCGACGATTACCTTAGAATGGCGGAAACCGCAATGAGCGGTCAGTCGGGCATAACAGCCCCAAAACTTAGTCCGGATCAAATGTCACTGATCCAAAAATATACCGGGTAACACAATGGACATCAGCCAAGTACTTAAAGCTCTAGAAAACGCAGACGCCGCAGGCGATGTAGAAGCAGCAAGAGAACTGGCTAGGATTGCACAGGGGATGCTGGCAACAGCTCCCCCCGGTTTGGAAGAAGTAACGCCAAAGACAGCGCCTAAATCTGGCTTTATGCCAGCGATGGAAGCTAGCTACGAATCGCTCAAGGGCAATGTTGGCGCGTTGGCGGGTCGCACGGGGTTGATGGACATCAACAAAGCCGAACAGTACCAGAAAGCACAAGAAGAAAAAGCCCGCGCTATCTTCCAGCCAACTCAAGAAAGTTGGACCCAAGCCCCCCTTACAAAAATCGGCGAACTTGCTGGCGGGTCTATCCCCTATATGGTGGCCCCCGTTGTTGCTGGCGCACTCGCTCCTCAAGCTACTGTCGCGGGTATTGGTGCTGCGGCTATTGCACGTACTGGAACAAGTCTTTTGCAGTTTGCGGGCAGTAACTTGTCTCGGCAAACAGATACCGGCAAGACGCTGGCTGAAACAGATTTACGTAGCGCTGTTGGCGCAGCGTTACCGCAAGCGTTGTTGGACAACTTAGCGCTTCGCATGATTCCCGGCATCAACAAGATTGCTGGCGCTGCTGGCGAAAAGCTGACAACCGAACAAGCCAAAGCTATTGCTCAACAAGGCTTGAGCAAAACGCTCCAAGACTACGCTCTGACTACAGGCAAAGTCGCTGGCGTAGAAGGTTTGACCGAAGCTGCGCAACAAGTGTTTGAGCGTTTGCAAGCCGGTTTGAATCTGACCGACAACGAAGCCAAACAAGAATACCTTGACAACTTTCTCGGCGGTGCTGTCCTTGGCGGTGTGCTGGCCCCTGTGGGTCGTTTTGGAGAACGTGCTGGAGCAAAGCGCCAAGCAGCACAGGCAGATTTTGTACAGCCGCAACAACAGCCATCTGACCTTACAGCTACGGAACAAGCTCCCGAACCCACATTGCGTGGTGAGCCTGTTGAAGAAGCCGAGAAACTTGGCGCAGCGATTGCACCGCTGACTAAACAACAGCAACGTGCCGTCAAGCAACAAGAAAAAGACCAAGCTGCATACCTCAAGCAGTATGAGGCACAGGCGCAGCAACGTGCTGCCGAGCAAGCCGAGTACGAGCGTGTCAAAAACTTATCCCCTGAAGAATACGCCGCCGAGCAAATGCAAGGCCGTGCCGGTAAAGCGCCGCGCCAAGGTGCAACACAAGAAGAACTTAACGCTGAACTGCAAGGTCTAGGCTACGACATCAAGCCAGAGAACCCCGTTGCAGGCTACGCAGCACAGCAAATTGCGCTGGCACGTGACCGAGTTCCAAACGCAGGTTTAAGCGATTACGTTGAGTATTTGGCAGCCGACCCCCAACAAGCAATGTTGATAGTGAAGACGGCTACGCCCATGCCGGGCATGACCGACAAACAAAGCAACCGAATTATTGAGACGCTGCGCAGCAAACTGGAGCTGGACGCTAAACGCGAACGCCAGAAGAATGTTGCGGCGGGTGCAGCCGCTACTGGGTTAGCTAAACTTCGCTTGGGCACAGTGGAAGAAGAAGAGCGTCAAGCTCTGCAAGCACAGCGCGACGAAGAAAAACGCTTGAGTGGCGAAGCCGAAACAGAACGCCGCGTGGCTCCTGAAATTTTGGCAGTTCGTGGGTTGGGACGCCCTGAAAATCTCCCTGCCTATCGCGGTGAGCCTAAGAAAATATCTGAGCGTATTGGTTCTGCGCAGGAACCTTTGTCTGAAGAAGAAACCCAGTTGGGCGAAGACCCGCTGATTAACAAGCTCGTTGAAGCGTTTCCAATTGCGGACCGTACGATCTCCCCCGGCGATGTGTACTTAGGTCTTGGAACCCGTAAGCAAGACGTGCGCGATCTTCAAGCGCAGTTAGCTATTGCCCGTCTGACACGTGACCGCGACCAGCAAAACGAAATCAAGCGCCAGCTCGATGAGAAACGCGCTATCCCCACTGAAGGCGGTTTGGGCACTAAGGGCGGCAAGACTGCTGCCGAATACATCAGCCGTAGCAAACTGCCCGAAATGCGCGTCAATGAGGCGGAAGCTGATAAACACGCAAGCAGCCAGCGTAACACTTTGCTGGGTATGGCCCGTACGCTGGCGTCAAAAACAATCATGCTGCCTGAGAAGCGCGAAGCTATTCTCAGAGACGCTAAGGAAAAGTACATTGCCCAACACGCTGCTGAGATTGAAGCTCGCCGTAAAGCGTTTGGTCTGCCGCCTATGGCCGATTGGGAGATTGCCGAAGCTCGTGCCCGTGCGCTAGAGGGCTTGAATACCCTGACCAACAACTGGGACCAGTTTGTTGACAAAGTGATTAGCGTTAAGGCTTTGCAGAATATTACCCGCGAGGCGGTGTACCAAAACTTGTACAAGGCGGTTCAGCGTAAGCAGACCGAGCAACAAGACACGTTGACACCAAAACTGCAAGCGCCAGCCGGGCAGAAGTATTACTACGAAGACCAAGAAGGCAACCGCATCGAGGGCAAGACGATGGAGACCCCACGTCAGACCGGCCCCCGTATTGCAGGACCAAAAGAGCTAACGCTTAAATCCACGCCCAACATTGCTGCGACTGATGCCGATGCTGCCAAGCAGTTTATCGAACAGGTGTTGAGCCAAGTCGAGACCAAGGGGCGTACCCGCGTTGAGCCAACGACAACCGAGAAGCCCTCCGCCCGTGTGGGCGATCTGGCCAGTATTGCCACGTTGTTCAAGCAAGCCAAGACAGGCGGTAAAGAAGTTGACCTTAACGAAGCCACTGTTGGTTTGTTGGACAACTTGCGCAAAGGACTGCGCACCAACAACGACCCTGAGTTTGTAAGCCTTGCGCGTGAGACAGCGCAGCGGATTGCTGAGGGCAACTTGCCTAGTGAGTACGACGTCCGTGATCTGGACGAAATGATGAAGGCGCACGAAGCAGCCGGTCGCAGCGAGACTCGCCCCGGCGCTACGCCAGAAGAGTTGCAACGCACTAGCGCTCAACCACAGAAAGACTTGTTTCCCGAAGCTGCGGTACAGGTGCAACGTGCCACCCCCGCCAACTTCCAAAAGATGCTCGACTCCAAGGACATCCAAGGGATGCGCGAGTCGCTGGCTCAAGCCAAGGCAGATAACCAAGCTGCGCTGGAACAGATAAGTAAGTACGTACCAAGCGTAAATAAAGAGCTGCGTGCTGCAACCACAGCGCTAAACGAAGCCAAGGCCAAAGCAGAAACTCTATCCGAGTCTGCCGCGGAACAGCGTAAAGAGCCCAAGTGGTACGCCCCTGCCGTGCGCCAAGTGGTAGAACTTGAGTCCGTGTTGACGGGCGTACCTATGCGCTTGGAAGCATTGCGGGATATTCAGCGTGGTCTAAGGGGCTTGAACGCAAAAGATCGTGCCGACTTGGTACAGCTTGCTGAAGCAGCCAAACAAAGTGCTGGCGCTCCTGACACTCTTCAAAACTTCAACGACATTATTAAGGCAGCCAAAGACCCAGCGTCCCTCACCGCCGAGATTGAAAAGCTCGACGGCTTGGTCAAACGTGCAGCCAGCCTCATTGACAACGCTCGTGAGAAGCTGGACAGTTTAATGACGTCCTACCAACAGGACGTGGTACTGCGTCGCTCGATTGATCGCCAAGCCAAGAAGGCCGCAGGTGAAGTCGAGTCTGCAACCAAGCGGTTGCGCGAAGCCCAAGCTGCGTATCGTAAGGAGCGCGAGGCCGAGATCAAAGCCGAAGCTGCCCCGGATGAAACTACAGCCGTATCTAATGAGCGCTACAAGAAAGCTGCCCAAGCAGGCCGCGAAGGTCTGGGACTTGAGGGCGAACGCATTGAGCGTGACACTTCTGGTTTGGCACAGGAAGAGCAAGAGCTGCGTAGCAAGATCGGTTCGCTGGAAGACCAGTTGACTAAGGTTAAGAGCGCTAAAAAGAAAGCTGAGATTCAGGAAAAGATTGACGCAACAGAAGCTGAACTTGCGGCGTTGCCTGAGAAAGCCCCCGTCCAGCGCAAGCGCTTGGGTGAAAAGACTGACGCAGACATTGCGTTTGAAGCAGAGCAGATTGCCAACGCTCGCAAGCTAAACAAGAAACTGGGCATCACGGGCGGGTTGCCTGCACCCATTAAAGGACCGATTGAAAAAGACGTCCGTACAGGTAAGACTACGCAAAGTGGTAAGCGCAAAGATTTGGTGGGTCGAGCAAACGTGGTTACCAATGCGTTGCTGGCCCGCCGTGCGGAGCTGTCCGAGCTTGACCGCCGCGTAAGTTACTTGGAAGAAAACAACAAGCCGGTACCCGCAGGTCTGGCAAAACAAAAAGCCCGCGCTGAACAACGCGTGGATAAAGCACGTAAGGTGCAAGAAGGTATTGCTGCCGAGGACAAAGCTACACGCAAAGCCCTCGGTTCCCTTGAGCAGCGCCGTATTACTGATGAGATGAAACGTGCCGAAAAGACAGGCACTACCCCCAAGTGGGCGCGTGGCGTTGAGGTTGAAAGCCCTAACCTGTCTGATGCACAAGTTGCAGCGTTAGAAAAAAACAATATCACCAAAGCGTTGGACGATCTGGCCAACGACAAGAACGCATCCAAGCTCAACCAAGTAGTATCCGCTCGCCTCGCCGCGTTGCTGGGCGCTACTAACGTCGAGATTAAGGACACGGTTGTTGACGAAGACGGCAACGAAGTACTGGGCAGCGCTACAAGTAAGAACATTGAACTCAACCGCAACGGCGGCTTGTCTCAGGAAATTTTGCTGCACGAAGGTACGCACGCCGCAACCGAACGCGTCATCCAGATGGATGAGAACTTGCTGACCCGTCAACAACTGATTGCCAAGCGCGAACTGATGGCGCTCCACGCTTCTGTTAAGAATGACCCACGCTTTACCAGCGTGAACGCCAAGTCCAGCCTGTCTGAGTTTGTGGCCGAAGTCATGTCCAACCGCAACTTGCAAGAGCAGATGCGCGAGAAGAAGTGGAAACTTTCAGATGCTTGGGAAGGATTTAAGAGCACCATCTTGCGCATGCTGGGTATTGAACGTCCAGAAACTATGCTGGGTGCTGCGCTCCAATCTGTTGATGCACTGATGATGCCGTCAAGCGTGGAGACTAGAGGCACTGAAAAACCCGTGTCTCGTCGCCTGTCTCAGAAAGACATTGCCGCGCTGCATGACGGTAGTAACTCGATGAAGCAGTTTGCTGAACAGTTTGGAACGACTGAGATCAAACAGAAAGACCGCACCGTCGAGGATGCCAACCGCATCGGCCGAGACTACTTGGACGACATGTACGCTAAGCCAATGGATTACGTGGCTGAAGCAGAAGAAAGCAAGTTGGACTACTCTGCACGCATGTCTGACGGCAAAGAATATACAGCGGAAAACCCGTTGCACTATGTCGAAGCAGAGGCCGCCACATACGCTAACTTGAAAGCACAAGAAGACCCTGCGTTGCGTCAACGCGAAGCGCTATCTATTTCTATGAGCCGCAAGAAAGACTTGCGATCCCTCATCAAGAACATGATGGAAACCCCGGAGTTTACGTTTGTGGAGCAGGCACTTGTTGCCAAAGCTGCATCTAAGTATGCGGTGCTTTCGGATAAAACAGGCAGACTCAAGCTGGCATCAATCGAACCAAACAACCGTCACAGCGTGGCCGTGGTCAGTTCTAAAGACGCAGCAGCAATTATTGAAGAGTTGCGTGCAGGCAAATCCCTTAAAGCTGCTTTCTTGGAGGGTATGCAAAAGAACGCTAACCGCAACGCCAAACTCAACGAAACCCGAAACGGGTGGTACAAGTTTGACCAAACAACCGCTGAACGTAATACAAGCGGGGAACGCGAACCCGGACGCGCACCTAAAAAATACAAGGACAGCACGAACCTAGAGCAAGCAGCAATTAAGTTGAACGCCGCTTGCGCAGGCACTCCTTGGTGTACGGGGGCTACGGTTACCACTGCACGTCACCAAATTGAGAATGGTGACTTCTACGTTTACTACCAGAACGGTAACCCAGAAGTAGCCGTGCGCATGGACGGCACAGAAAAAATTGGCGAGGTCCGAGGAAACTCTCCCAACCAAGCACTTACGGCTGACCAGCAAGCGATTGCCGAACAGTTTTTGACGGAGCGTAATTTTGAAGGTGCGCAAGTATACGTTGACGAAATCAACAAGAAACGTGATTTGATTGCTGTAGCCAAAGGAGAGAAAGATTTTTCTCTGGACACGCTTTTTGCAAACCCACGGTTAATTAGCGACGACGGAAAGTTGGACACACGCGCTATGGACCGCATGTTGGCGTTTAAGAACTTGGACGGGTATGTCGGGCGTCCGGAACCAGACCCAGAAGTGCGTGAGTTTTTTGCGCAAAAGTTTTTAGCTGCCGGAGAAAAAGCGTATGCAAACGGTTACTTCTTTGCTGACGACGTAGACGCTAACGACAAATCTGCAACTGCTGAAGGTCGCTTTAACAACAAAGATTTTACGATACCTGTAGACGAACTTAAAGGCGCTAAAGAGATAAGTATGTCGTCTTACGGAAAAAAACAAGCCGTGCTCCCCGCACTTGAACGCATAAGCAGCGTGCACATGTTTGGAGGGGAACTCAGTCTCCCCGCGTTGAACTACGTACCTGATGTAGTTGTATTTAACAGTAATAAGGACAGGCCAACCGTTTTAACTTTGCCTTCTACGGCAGTTGTTGATTTGATTCGCCCAGTTAATCAATCGTATTTGCAAGTAAACGGCGCTAAAACAATCCGCGAGTTACGAATGCGCACAGTTGAATCCGGGCTGCACGTGTTTTTACCCGACGCCAAGTTTGTCAATATTGACCAAAACTCTGAAAAAACAATGGACCGTTTGGGCCTTCGCGCACGTTCTTTAATGCGGGAGCACGCAAAGAAAATAAACCTTGATCTTAGTGACTCGGAAACACGTATGCAAGAGGGCGTGTTGTCGGACGATGACTTAAAAGTTTTCTTGGCTTTTAACAACTTGTTTATATCTCGTTTAAACGGTGCAGCAAAACGCATCTTGCCAAAAGACATGTACCGCACGTTGATGAATAGTACCGAGTTGGAAATGACCGATACGACACTAGCCCTAGACTACTACGACAACTTTGCCAAAATGGTGGGCACATGGGCAGAAGACGCTAACCAAGCAAACAAGTTGGTTGTTGACATGTTTAACGAAGCGCTTGAACCTGAAGAAGACTACAAAAAGTTTAAGTCTTTTACAGCAGAAGTTATTGCACCAAGCATGATTGCTGCGGAGCCAGCACCGGAACCTAAGAACGGCGAAGCCCCGATTGAGCCACGCGTGTACGCACGCAAAGCCACAGCGCCGGGCATGGAAGAAGCGCTGAACACAGCCAACTCACTCATTGCGTCACCTAAGACTATCGGCCAGCAGGTCAAAGCCAACCTCGGTTTGGAAGGCCGCACGCAGTTTATCGACCGCTTGGCCCCGCTGGAACACATTGCGCACAACGTGATGAAGGACTCGCTGATCGGTACGCAGATGATGTACTACCTCCGCATGGCTGACCAGAAGATGTCTTACGTGCAGCAGGCTGTTGGCCACGGCGTTCCACAACGCACCGCGTACAAGCGTAAAGATGGCCAGACCGAGTACCTGATCGAAGGTAAAGACGGCGCTAACTTGGCCGGCGTTGTGAAGATACTCAAGGATGCGCCTAACATGAACGCTGAGGCGGCCAACCAGTTGTTCACCATGTACTTGCTGGGCAAACGTGCCGAGCGCGTAGGTTACGACAAGCTCAACTTTAAAGTGGACTCTGGCAAGATCAAAACTGCCGTAGCGCAGATCGAAAGCAACAAGGAGTTGGCGGCTGTGTTTAAACGTGCTCAGACAGAGTACAACAGCTACAACCGCGACTTGATGAAGTTCTTGAAAGACACGGGCGTTCTTTCCCCTGAGATTGCTGACCAGTTAGCCAGTACCAACGACTACATTCCTTACTACCGTGAGCGTGGTGGCAACGTCGAGCTGTTGATTGGCGGTGAAGGCGTGTTCCGCGTTGGTAACTTGAAGGAGCAGCCGCAGCTCAGGGAGCTGGTTGGCGGTGAAGAAAAGGTGCTGGACTTTATGACCAGCTCTGTGCAGAACACCTCGATGATTATGGACGCTGGCTTACGCAACATTGCCGCCAAGAACGCCATGTTCAATTTGGCCGAGATGCAACTGGCCCAGTTCCTTGGCGGTAACCCAAGCGGCCCGGACATTGTTTCGTTTAAAGACCACGGTGTCGACAGGTATGTGCGCGTAAAAACTGATGCAATTGGCATCCCTGCTGACTTGCTGGTAAAAGGCATGGAAGGCATCCCCGTCAATAACAGCGCGTTGGTCAAACTCATGGGCGCTGCTGCTCAAGGCGTGCGTAAGGGCGTAATGTTGAACCCGATGTACCCAGTCAAACAGTTGTTCCGCGACTCGTTTGCTGCGCCAATGGCATCAGGCGCTGACTTCATTCCGGTTCTGGGCGCACTCAGACAACTGGGCAAGTCGGCCACCAAGACAAAACTAGAAGCCCGCGGTATCACAGGCGGTCAGGTGTTCACCGGCACCAACCAAGACTTGACACGCATCCTCAAAGACTTACAAGAAGGTCGCGTTGGGTTGGGACAGTTCATTGCCAAGGCTGAAGCGATTGCAATGGAGGCCGATGCTTCTACTCGTCGCGCCCAGTATGAGTCCTATATTCAGCAAGGCTTGTCCGAGATGGAAGCTACGCTGATGTCGTTGGAAGCCATGAACTTTAACCGTCGCGGTTTATCTCCTTCGATGCACTTCTTGTCCACGGTGATTCCGTTCTTTAACGCGCAGGTCCAGAGTATGGATGTGCTGTATCGCGCCCTGACGGGTAAGATGCCAATGAACGAGCGCTTGGACATCCAAGGTAAGCTGCTGCGCCGCGGTTCGTTACTAGCCATGACCGCAGTCGGATACGCCATGATGATGCAAGACGACGAAGCGTATAAGAACGCCAACCCAGAAGAGAAGTACGGCAACTTCTTTATCTCTGTGCCCGGTTTGAAAGAGCCTTTGCGTTTCCCCGTGCCGTTTGAAATTGGTTACATCTTCAAAGGTATTCCCGAAGCTATGGTCAACATCATGGCCAACGAGAAGGGCAGCGAAGAAGCGTACAAGGCGTTCAAGTCCATCGCTATTCAAACTGTGCCCGGCGGCACATCTCTGTTCTTACCGGCTGGCATAAAGCCAATCGTTGAAAACGTAACTAACTATTCATTCTTCACGGGGCGCTCGTTGGAGTCCACCCAAGAAGAAGCTATGCTGCCCGCCTACCGCTACCGCAGTAACACATCCGAAGTGGCAAAGCTAGTCGGCAAAACATTTGATGTATCGCCTATAAAAGTCGAGAACCTTATCCGTGGCTACACAGGCACGATGGGTGTGGCGCTGGCCCAATCGCTGAACATGGCAATCCCAACTACCGGCGGTCCTGAAGAAGCAACCAAGCGCATTACCGATGTGCCAGTGATCGGCGGGATGTTCCAACCAACCGACGCGGCGGGTATTGTCAACGCTACCTACGACCGCATGGAAGATTTGCGCCAACACCAAAAGACTTTTGAAGACTTAGTTCGTGATGGTCGTATGGCAGAAGCTCAAGGGTTCTACCAAGAACACGCCAAAGAAATGGCGGGGGCAGCCGTAGCAGGTAATGCCCGTCAGCACCTCGGCGAAATAACCAAGGCCATGAACGCCGTGAAAGCGTCGAACATGGAGCCCGACAAGAAGCGCGCGCTGTTGGACAGGCTGCAAGGCATGCGTATCAAAATTGCTGAGAGCTACCGTAAGCTCCTCTAAAGAACCAAACGCCAATAAGACCCTGCTGGATTCCAACACGGGCCTTGGCGTTAAACACACGGGACCTGAGCGCAGCGCTCAGTCCCTCTTTCTTGGTGGCTTCGGTATCTAGGGAGGGGACAAAAAACCCCTCCCCTGTTTTAACTCTGCTCCAAGGCCAATGCACGCAAACGGTCTTCATCAACTTCCTCGGTTCTGCGGCTGATCTTAATGACGTTGACTCGCATAGCGGGGCCGTTGGTCTTGGCCATCATGTCTTTACGTGCTTGGTAGCTGACAACGAACTGCTCTTCAAGCTGCTGCTTCAACGTAGAGTAGCCAAAACTTCTGTTCGAGCAATACGCTTTGAGTAAGCGCTCCTCAATGAAGAAGTCCGAGTACCCCGCAGACACGCCGTGTTCAATTCGTCCCATGACTTCCGAGCGGGTAGTAGCGCGATCGACCGCCGCGTCGTTGCCCAAGTGGGCCAATGGCCCAGCCTTCTCGCCGTAGTGAACGATGACGAAGTGGCCGTAGTGTTCCTGCACGTACTCGTTGAGGACGTCTTCCGCTTTGCGCTTACCTCCGCTAATAGAGATGCGGTGTGCAGCGATGCGTTTGCCAAAGCTCTTGATGATTGGCTCCAGTGGAATCTCCGCAATGTTTGCAAAGTTTGAACCGAACATGATGCCGGCGGCAATCGCAGCGCCTATACCCGACATCCAAAAGCGCTCGTCGTTAGGGGCATCGTATGCTTCGTACATCTTGCGTACGGTCTGCTTGACCAGCGCTTCGGTTGCAGCAAAGTTGTTGACCCAGTATCGGACTAGGGCATCGCCCGCTACCGCGTAGTTGTCTTGGAGAGACTTGATGATCTCGATCTCTTCGGCAGTCCATGACAGCTTCTCGTCCATGATGTACTCAATCAAGCGACGCAGCTCACCTTCGGATGAGTGCTTACGTGCACCGGTCATGTAGTCCACCGCGTGGGTATTGGAAGACATGATCGCCATCGCTGACCAAGTAGACAGGTTCAAGCGCTCTTTGTTCGTGCCCGACTCCATACGTTCTTTGCCGCGTCCCTCACTCATACTAAGCAGGAAAGATGGAAACCACTCAAAGGTGTCGCGGTTCTTTGTTGTGATCTCGTCTGTAATCAAAGGCGTGCTGTGCAGCAGACCCAAGCGTTGTTGCATCGCAACAGGAGAAGTGCCAGCGCCTGTGCGGTAGTGGATGGGGTGGCCCCAGATCGAAGCAGCTCCGTCCAACGCTAGTGTCTTACCTGTGCCTGACTCAGTTGACGCGCAGTGAATCGTCATGCCGTGCAGACCCGTGAAGCGCATCAGCGGTGAGCCAGCGCTTGCCAAGATAACAGCGAGGTGGTCCCACATCCCCTTGGACACGAGCATGTTGATGAACTTACCCCATGCCTCCAGTGTGCCCGTGGGTTGTGTGTTCATCACGATGTTCTCAAGGCCAGCCATCGGGACCTTGGCAGGTTCTTGCCCTGTTCGGTAGATAGCGCCAGCGAATACGAAGCTGTCGTCTTCTTGCCAGCCATAGCTGGTCGGTACTGTGATTGGTGCTTTTTCTGTTGACATTTTTTCCACTACTGAACGGATGTATCCAAAAAGGTTGTTGTCGTTACCAGCGCCAAATGAGGCGATGATGTTTTGATTTGCCAGTTGTTTCATAGTTTCGTCCTTAGTTACTACCGCTCTTTGCGGCAGGGTTACTGTCTGCACCCCCGTTGGGCGCAGGGCCAGCATGTGAATGGTGTGCTCACCATTGGTGTTGAGGATGTCTACGGGGAACAGGTCATACGGCAGCAGCATCACCTGCTTCACTACCTTAGTGCCGTTGGCATCCTCGTCTTCTTTCTCCATGAACACGCCCCCGCGCTGTCCATATGCGTACCCGCGTGGCGCTTCGGGGCGCTTCACTCCCTCCTTTTGTCCGCGGGGTTGCTCCACTTCGATGACTGTCTCTTGCGTGACGACTGCCGTCTCGCGCCCGAGGATTAGGGGGTTGGTGATCTTGCCCCAATGCTTGCAGCTCACACAGACGCCGGGGTTCTCCGAGTCCATCTTCGTGCATGGGTATGGGCCTTTGATCTCAGACAGCTTTGTACGCATGCGGTCTTCGTCGTATGGGTGTAGGCCACTGAGCCACAGCGCAGCTTTCTCTCCATCATCACACTTCTGCGCATAGCTCAACAGCCCTCGCCATAGTGGCTCCATGCCGTCGTCGCTTGCGTTCTCTATGTAGTGTCGGAGTTGCCCGCAGCCTTCACCCGCCTTGGTCTTCTTGTAAATGATGCCGAACTTGGTGACGCTGTTCTCAAACAATTTCAACGTAGTCGGCGACAGCTCCTGTGTTGGGCGCTTCCCCTCCAGTTGCAGAGTAGGCACGGGTGCAGTCTTGGCCTCGTAGGGCGTACCGACCAGCTCTCGCTCCAGTACAGCGCGGATGTCATCCAGATCAAAGAAGTCGCCTTGGTTCTTGAACGTGACGTTGGTCTGCTCACGAACGCGGTTCTTGCCTTTGATCCCCGTGTTGACCGAAGCAGGGATGCGCAACACACGTGCTGCATCAGCAGTCACGGTCGGGTCAATGTCGAGCTTCTTCTGAAAGCACAAGCGCTTGAACGCCTCGGCCACAGGTTTCCACTCGTCAATGAACGTCGCTTCCTTGAGCGGCCAGTATGCGTGCACTCCGCCGCCTGATGCCACCAACCAAGGATTGCCCAGCGCAGCCAGCCCTGTCTCTTCCGAGAACTGCATGATTGCTTGGGCCGCAGCCTTGGGGGATGGGTAGGCTTTCTGCTTGATAACACCGTGCTCGTCCGGCAAGTCTTTTGGATGGTTGCAGTCCACGTCCACTGCAATGACCTTGCACATATGTACGTTCGCGGCTACGCGAGAGCCAGACTTTCCAAACGTGCTTAAACCGAAGTAGATGTCGTAACCGAGCCGATTCCATTTGTCAATGACTGGTTGCGCTTCTTCAAGCGTCTCCACATAGACGTGCTCTTTCTTCTTAGTCAGCTCTGCCACGCAGTAGTACCCGTGACCGGGCGGCGGCAAAACCTCCGCTAGAAACTCAAGCGGTTCCATAGTCGTCCTTGGTTTTTATTTTGCGTCGATGAACAGGTCGAGCTGCGCAGGGTCTTTAGCAGGAAACTCGTCGAGAGGAGCCAGTGCCATGAAACGGCGCAGCAGTTCAGTCTGCCACTCGGTAGGCAAACCTTGGGCGGAGTCGAGAAGCATCGCGCAATACCTGATTAGCTCTTCGTTGTTCAGGCTTCGAGGTTGTACAGCTTGCATATTTTTCTCCACGCCTCGTCCGCCGTAGCAGACGAAGACATTATTTTTAAAAGTAGGTTGACGCGATCTTGGTATGCAATGAACACGTCCTTGCCCTCGAACCAGTTGTACACGGTCTGGCGGGTTACGCCCAACGCATATGCAATCTTGGTGACAGGGAAGTCCAAGTAAATCGCCCAACGCCCAAGCTGATTGCCCGGCGTCTTCGGTGACGAGTTCACAAGGTCAATGATTTTTTGTGAGTAGGCCATAGTCCTGAAGGGGGCCGAAGCCCCCTAGTTAATTACTCGTCATCCCAATCAGACACGATGTCAGCCAGCTTGCCTTTGCTTGCTGGCACGGAGCTAACCTTGGCCGCTTCCTTGCGGATTTCAGGCTCCTCGTCTACGTCAACGGGGTCTGCCTTAGCCTTGGTAGCTTTGGCTTTCGTTGCTTTAGGCGCGGGCGCTGTCTCAAGGTCTTCGTCCTCATCCGTGACGGTTGAAGTGGGAGCCTTGCCTTCGAGCTTCAAAGGAGCAGCGCGTACGCCATCGGTTTGAGAAGGGGTCTGTTGCAGAGCGCGGCGAGCTTCGTCGCTGTCGCCTTGGGTCTTGATGATCGCGTACTCGTCTTCGGTCAACCAGCGCGTCGCAGCGAAGTGCAGCTTGGGCGCTTCGGCTTTCGTGTCGAACTTCATGCGGGTAACAATCTGTTCGGGGTTAATCGGAGGGTTCTGCACCGCGAGGTAACGGGCGTAGGCTTGCAAGGGGCGCTTGTCGCCTTCTTCCTTACCGAACACTGACGTAGCTGGCAGGGTCAACTGCAAGATGTCGCCTTCTGGGTTGTTCTCCAAGACCACAGCGAGGCGCTGTTGGTAGCGGCAAGCGCGGGTGTTACCTGTACCTGAACCCGCAATGTTTTGTGGGCAGTTGTGGCAAGCACTGTTCTGTGGCGCTTTGATGTGGTTGTCTGGGCGCTCGCCGTCCGTGCTTGAACAGTCGGGACCCGTAACATTTTCACCGTCATATGACTTGGCGTAGAACACACGGCTGACCTTGGGGGCAGCCTTCACAATGATGACGTCCAAATAACGCTCGTCAATAGCGGCGATCTCTTTACCACCGGCCAAGAGACGGAACACACCGCCCTTGATAGAGATACGCTTGCTGCTGTTGACACCGCCACCTGTTAGGGCGCGGGCTGTTTCGGACAGTTCGTTGTTGCGTGCGAACGCGGGGACATTGGCGGGATTGAAAATTGAAATGTTACTCATGATGTTTCCTTAAAGGTGCTTAGTTGGTTGGTTTGCGGACAGAGATGTCAAACTCTGTGCTCGCGTTTAGGCCCGGTGGTAGAACGCCGGGATTCTCGTCTAGGAAGTTGGCCATGTTGGTCTGCGAGATACGCTTCTCCAGCAGGTCTACGACTTCGTGCTCAAGAATAAACTTCTTGAATGAGTCCCAGTCTTGCGTGTAGTAGCGTTTCTTGGTGACCAATGACACCGTTCCGAACTCGGTGCGGACAGTGCTGACGCCAAGCGCCTTCATCGTGTCCTTCATTGCAAATTTGATCTGGTCTTGCTGCGCTTTGAGAGCTTCGACTTGTGTGTCGTACTCCTGCGTCAAGGTGTCGATCTGCGTTTTGATCTTACGATAAACCCTAGCGAGTTTGTCGAGGGGTACGGTAGCTTCAGTAATTTCACTCATTTGATTCTCCTGTTGTTTTGTCTAAGGTTGGACAGTGTACATAAAAATTTGGCTTTTGGTAGTTCCTTTCAAGAATTTATTTCGGTGTCAAAAAGTTGAGTAAGTAGTGAGTGGTCACTTACCTTACCCTCCAATGCTTTAAACATTTTCTTTTCTATTGGCGAGCCTTGGATGTGGATGACCGTCACCTTGTCCGAGTCCTGACCCTTGCGATCTGACCGCGCAATACACTGAACGTACTGCTCAACCGACATCAAGGGGCCGTAGAAAATAACCGTGTCCGCTGCCGTCAACGTGATGCCGTGCGCTGAGGCTTGTGGCTGCATCACCAACACGCGAGTGTCGGGTTCGTTTTGGAAGCGTCGGATAGTGTCAGCGCGTTTACCTGCGGTGATACCGCCGTGGATGCACTCAACGCCAATGTTCTTCTTGAGCAGGTGTTGCTGCACTGTGTCGATGGTGCTACGGAACAAAGCAAAGATCAGAACTTTGCGGCTTGTCTCTTCTAGTATTTCTTCCAGCACGTGCAGACGAGGCGCTGAATCAAACTCAACCACTTCCTTGTCGTCCGTGTACGCAGCACCGCAACTGATCTGCAACAACTTGGATACGCCAGCCGCAGCGTTGACCGCCGTAATGGTTTCTCCTGCTGCTTGCACCAGCATCTGGTCTTTCAACAGGTTGTAGTACTTGGCTTGCTGCGGGGTCAACGGAACTTCGCGGGTCATGGTAATGACTGGAGGTAAATCCAAGCACTGCTCTTTTGTAAAACGGATCGCTGGTTGCAGCGCTTCATGAACCTGCTCATGCGCGTTGGCTTTGGGTGCCCACTTAAACTGCGTGATCTTGTTCATAACCGAGTCACGCCACGCAGTAAAGAACTGAGGTACGCCTTGCGGGTTTACCAGTTTGGCTAGGCCGTACGCATCGGCAGGAGACTGTGCAGCAGGTGTGCCCGTCATCATCCACAGGTGTGTCTCAGGTCCGAGGATTGACTTCAATGCTTTCCATCGTTTAGTTGACATGGTTTTGTATGCGTTGGCTTCATCAACAATCACCAGATCAAAGCGCCCGTCGTTGACGATCTCACTAGCGATCAGATTCAACCCGTCGTAGTTGGCGATGACGAACTCGTAGTCTTGCTGAACCATCTCGATACGGCGACTAGCCTGAGCATGGTGCGCCACAACGGCAGAGCGATGGATGATGCTGTTGTTCAAGTCTCCGAGCCACGCGCTGTGCATGATGGAGAGAGGACACAGAATCAAACAACGCCTGACTTCGCCGCGCTGCATTAGGTAGTCGGCAGCCCACAGAGCAGAGAGTGTCTTGCCCGTGCCCGGCTCAGAGAACACGAACGCTTTGCGGTGCATAGTCAAGAACGCTGCCGTCTCGATCTGATGCGCCATAGGTTTGTATTTGCCGGGCCAGTTATAGCGCCGAGTAATCGGCGAGGGTACGTCTTTGACGCCTAGGTTTTTAAGAACACGTACCTCATCAAGCCCCCAATACACTGCGATTTCAAAACCGCCTTGGCCATCATCGCTGACGACCTTGTGCTTGGGAATGATGTTGTACTTACCGGGGGTGCGCGTTCGGAATACCAGCGCCTTGTCTTCCACGATTTGCATTTGCTTCTCCGTTTTTATTTGTCGCCGCGATTCGCGGACTTACTTCGCATACGCAGGTTGGTCTTTGCTGAAGTTCCTCCGCTCTTCAACGGTTTGATGTGGTCAACATCTTTGCCGTCACCTTTCTTCGCAGCGCCTGTCTTCTCCATGATGCGTCGTGCTTTCACACGCTCCGCACGGTTGGCGATTTGTTCAGGTGTGCCTTGGTACTCGGTGTATTCTTTTTTGTAGTCGCGTGGTTTAGTTGCCATGATTTTTCCTAGTGTTTGGGATGATGCACGCACGTAGTGACAGGACACCACGGGCAGAGAGGGGAGGGTTTGGCGTTCCACACATCGGTCTCATGTGCTTGCTCGATACGAGCGATGCGCTGACGGTAGTGCCACCATTCAGCATCGGCTTGGTCCACCGTCATGCTGGTCTTAACCATATCATTCTTGACCACGAACAGCAACGCTGCGTTGACCTTTCGGATATGTGGGAAGTGCTTGAACACCATGAGCGCCATGAGTTTTAACTGCTCACGATCGGGGTATTTGTTGTTGCCTGTCTTGTAGTCAACTACCCACGCAGTCAAGTTCTCGTCGTCAACGATTAGCAAGTCAGCGATGCCTCGTACCCACACCTCTGGACCAACCCAACCGCAAGGCTCAAGGTCAATCGTCAGCGCCATCTTGTGCTCACACAGTTTGCGTCCGGGCTTCTTGTTCAAAGCATCGAGCGTTTCTTTGATGAACTCAAACTCTTTGGGTATCGGTGTGCCGTCTTTGATGTACACCTCGGCTGCGGAGTGCAACAGCGTCCCATACTTAGTGGCCTCTGTCTCTGTGAACTTGTAGTTCTTCAGGACGCGAACCTCTTTGTACTTGAGTGCGCAGCTTTCGTAATCTTTGAGAGCGCTGTGGCTCCATACAACCTTGTGTGTCATTTAAAACCTTGCTGAGTCTATTGCTGATGAGAGGCGGTTAGCAAACCGTGAGACGAACTGCTCGTTCCTGTTGAGGCGCTCGTGCCCCATGTCCTTGAGTATGGCGTGAACCAACTCATGCCAGAACGAATCCCGTACGTCGCACTCTTTGTAAGCACGCCCTGTGGTGTTGCTCTTGCGGCTGACCTCGATGGTCTTGGCTTCGTAGTCGATGTGACCCATGTGGCCTTTGTGTTTCATGGACTCAACCACGTCAACGCTGTACCACTTGTCACCAACTTTAATTTTCTTCGGTATGTTCAATCTCTTCTCCTTAGTTCTTCGCTAACCCATAACGACGGTGCGCACCACCGTCAGCCGCCAACGGAATG